GATACTTGGTAGCTAGAGTTAACAGAAATTATACATATGACCCGTTATCGCAAGCAGATACTAGTGAAGATTATTAAAGAGAACGTAAATGGCAGATTTCAAGTTAGATAGATTAAAGTTTAGATGGGCAGGCGATTGGCAAGCAAGTAGAGCTTATAGGAAAGACGATGTAGTTCGGTATATGGGTAAAGCATTTGTTGCTTTAGAAAATCATACAGCTACTACAAACTTTTATGATTCTAAAGACACACTTGCAGATGTTACAATAGCAGTTACAGTTGCTGAAAGTTCAATCAAAACAGGACAAAACGTTTTTGTTTTTGACGGTGTACAAAATCCTGTACAAGTTCTAAACAAAGGCAGAAAATATATATTTGATCAGACAGATATTTCTAATTTGAAGTTTGGCGGCGCAATCGCAGTTGATCCAGAAACTGAAGTAGAAACTCAAGAAGATAATCCTCATTATATTAGGTTTAGCGGTTCAGTAGACGGAAAGCACAATGGCGGCGATATTTGGACAGACGGAATAGTTTACAAAATAGACGGAGAAGCAGTTGCTGATTTAGCAGCATATAGAGCAGCATTTGCAGGCGCAACTACTAGAACTATTGAACTTACCCTGCCTGCTAGTGCTCCTAATAAATTATTCTACTATTGTGAAGCACATACGGGCATGGGCAACAAACTAGATACTAGATATTCTGGTATGTGGGAACTTATGTTTGACGGGTATGCATGGAAAGGTGATTGGGAAATTGGTACCTTTTATTCAGAAGGAGATATTGTCAAATACAAAGGATATGTATATCAGTGTATAACAAGTCATACTTCAAGTCCGGTATATTCTTTAGGTTTGCCTATTAATTCTGACAACTGGATTTTATACCAAACTACTTACAATTGGTTAAATCAATGGACAGTATCTACTTATTATGATTTAGGAGATGTTGTAAGAGAAAATGGTGTTGTTTATATCTGTACTGAAAAACACCAATCAGCTGCAACTGCTGATGACGGTTTGGCAGATGATAATGCCAAATGGGCTATCATCACAAGATCAGATAACTGGAGAGGTGATTGGGCACCTAATACTGTTTACAGGTTTGATGATGTTGTCAGATACGGAGGTATCTTATATCGTGCAAATACCCACCATACATCTGCTGCTACAGCAGAAGATGGACTTGAAGACAACTCTGCTCTATGGGGAGAAGTACATGAAGGTATTGACTACAAAGGAATATGGACTTCTAGTACACGATACAAATTAAACGATATTGTAAAGTATGGTGCAGGTTTATGGAAATGTACAACGGCACATACTTCGGGAGCAGCAAATTTAAGAACAGACGAAGCTAACTGGGAAGAATGGGTTCCTGGATTGCAATATGAAGCAGAGTGGGATATTGATACAGAATATAACAAAGGCGATATTGTAAAGTATGGCGGCTATACATATACAGCACTAACAAATAATTCTGGGGTTACACCTAGTCAAAACAATTTACTACAAGATACAGGCGACTGGGAAATTCTAAAGCAAGGATATAATCACAGAGGCGACTGGGATGACACAACTGCATATAGGCCAGGAGATGTTATTAGAGCAAGCGGTTACTTGTACATTGCTATTAAGGATAATACTTCAGTATACCCAGATCAACTGTTTACACTTAAAGATGCAGTTGATGGAAGAGCTGCATATGCTAGTGTAATTACAGACATTGTAAACACAACAACACCTACGGATCTTCACTTGTTCTGGGACAGCATCAATCCTGAAACAGGATTTAAGTATGCTGACCTAAACAAAAATGGACAAGTTGACGAAGATGATATTAATCTTGCTGAAGGTGACGGAAGCACAGGTTACAACGAACCTCTAGCGTACATTATTCAAAAAGCGCAAGATGCTTATAGAGCAGGTGAAATATCAACATATCCAAATGATCCTGACGATGCTGATGCAAATGTACTAGGCGCACTTGCAGCATCAGATACTTGGCAGTTATTAGTCGATACAACAAAATACAGAGCAGAATGGTCAGACGCAACTGAATATTTCTTAGGTGATATTGCGCTATATGCAGGTACACTATATCGTTGTGTAGAAAGACATTTTAGTTCTAACAGTGAATCACGTCCTGATTTAGACCAGCTACAAGACCATAATGAATTCTGGGAAGTCTTTATACAAGGCACACCAACAAACGTACTTGTATACAGAGGCGATATACAAATATATGATGACGCTAAAGATAGATTAGCAATAGGTAGTCAAGGTCAGCCACTTAAAGTACAAAACAGTTTACCATCATGGGAAGACTACGGTGTAATTAAAAATGTATACTATGTAAGCACAGAAGGTAGAGATGAACCTGATGCAGGAACTCAACAAACAGATTCGTTTAGAACTATTAAATATGCAATGGACTTTATTGGTGCTGAGCCTACTACACGAACTCCTGCTACAGTATTTGTTGCTACAGGATTTTACGAAGAAGTGCTACCAATTACAATTCCAAAAGATACTGCATTGGTAGGAGACGAACTACGTAGTACAAATATTCAACCTGCAGATGGGTTTGAAACAAGAAATATGTTTTACATGCGTAACGGTTCAGGTTTGAGGAATTGTACGCTACAAGGATTAGCAGGCACACTTGGAACACCGAATCAATACCTAACAAGACGTCCAACAGCAGGTGCATTTGTCAGTTTAGATCCAGGTACAGGACCAGATGATCAAGATGTTTGGATTACAAACAAATCACCATATGTGCAAAATGTAACAACTTTTGGATCGGGTTGTATTGGTATGAAAGTTGACGGCGCACTGCATGATGGCGGAAATAGATCTATTGTTGCTAACGACTTTACACAGGTGCTAAGTGACGGCATAGGTTACTGGGCAGATAATGTAGGTAGATCAGAACTTGTTTCAGTGTTTACTTACTATTGTCATATTGGATATCTATGTACTAATGGCGGTATTGTACGTGCTACAAATGGTAATAATAGTTATGGAACATATGGATCGGTTGCAGAAGGATTTGATGCTAATGAAACAGCAATTACTGCTGTTGTAAATAACAGAGATAATGAAGCACAAGTCAAGGAAGCATTTACATACGGAACTACTAGACAAGAAATTTTTGCTCTTGGATACAGCCATGCTGGACAGGATTATACGAATGCTACTATAGAATTTGGTGGCTCAGGAGAATTGGGATATGGTATCTATGATTCAAATGAAATTAGAGATGGCGCTATTGCAAATGCTAGGATTAAAGCAGCAGGCGACAGTTCTGCACCAGGCGGACTAAACTATACATACATTGTAAACAATGCTCAAGAAGGTGATGATATTTCAATTGTACTTTCTGCTGCTGATATTGGTACTGCTGCGAATTATGTAGGACAAAGAATATCAATTATATCAGGTATCGGTGTTGGACAATATGCAGAAATCACTGCGTTTAACGAAAATACAAAAACAGTAACATGTAGTAGAGAAAGTGACGGTGATAGTGGATGGGACCATTATCAACCAGGTTGGCCAATAGAAACATTATTAGACGAAACTACACAATATGCTATAGAACCAAAAGTAATATTTACTGAGCCAGAATTTAGCGCAACAAATGTTTCTGCTCCAGGCACACAATCATGGAAACATATTGTATGGGGCGACGGTGAATTTGTTGCAATATCAGAAGACGGAGTAAGTGCAAAAAGCACAGATGGTGATACTTGGTCATCAGCAGGCACTATTCCTGGCACAGTAGATATAGTTGCACTGTTACACGATGGTGATCAGTACATTGCAGTTGCAAATTCTGAAAACGGAAACCCGACTACAAATGCATATGTAAGTAGTGATGCATCAAGCTGGTCTGCACAAACTATTTCATCAACTGCCCAAAACTGGGTAAGCGGATCAACTTTTGGAAATCATGTATCTATAATTGCTGAAAGCGGACATACAGGTGCTAAAGTAAACGGTACTTGGATATCTGATCAAACTCATTTACCAGAAGGTATTTGGACACAAGTTGGTAATCTAGAAAGCAAATATTGGGTTGATTGGGAAGCTGCAACAGTTAACATGTCAGAAGCAGCAGCCGGAACTAATAATGGTCAAAGACATCAGTTCTGGATTGATATTCCTACTAATGAAACATATGCAAGAGGCGATATTAACCAAGATGGAAACTTTAATGCTGCTGACGTTACACTAGTAGGATATTGGTATGATTCAAATACTTCAAACACACTAACAGGATCTCAAGCTGCAAGAATTGCTAATCTTGAAACACTAATGATTGAACGCCAAATTAGAACAGGCGACTTACCTAGTGCTTGGTTTGGCCAAGGTATCTTTGTTGCTATTGACAGAGATTTAGGAAGAGTTGGCTGGAGTATCAATGGCAAACATTGGCACATAGTAGATGCTGATAACATTACACCAGCACCAGCAAGTCCTAGGAGAGCTCCTGCATTTGCTTGCAGTGATCATGCTTATGGTAATAACAGATTGGTGTTTATAGGTGCAGAATCTGATGATAGTGCAGATGGATTGATTCCTACACCCTATACATTTGATGGTGAAACATGGGCTACTGGATATATTAAATTTGGAGACTTCCATAGAATAAGTTATGGAGCAGGCGTATTTATTGCTACAGGCTTAGGAACATTTGTTGCTAAATCACAAAGTGGTGCTGTATGGAATACATATGGCGACGATAGTTCTACTTATGCACTTGGATCACTAGCATCATATGAAGGATCTGCTTATAGAGCAGGCAAATGGATTGTAACAGCAGATGGTGAAAGTCAGTTTGCAAAAGTTGAAACTGGTGCAAGACCTATTGGTAGAGCAACCATTGCTGCAAGTAGAGTTGATGGCATTGTATTGTATGATTCAGGTAGTAATTATAGCTCAGCACCTGATATAACCGTACAAGACAATGTGCAAACTGTAGATGCTAGAATAGAAATTAATTTAAAAGACGGTGTATTACCACAGCCTACTATGCTATATAGAGGTAATGGATATGTTCAATTTGATGCTGAAGTGAGTGGAGATGGATTTGCGGAGATTTTCCAAACTGGTAAAAACTTTAAAGTTGAAAGTCTTTCAAAAATTCCTGGTCCTGGTGCAAACTTAGAAATAAATGGCATAGATGAAGTAAGATTTAGTATATCTAAAGTAGTAAGCTCGAGCGGATCTTTAGGAGATTATGCTGCTACATTTGAAATTACTCCTACTATAGATGTTGAAGAATCACCTGTACATGGCGAAAGTATGATAATACGTGAACGCTACAGCCAATTGAGACTAACAGGTCACGACTTCCTAGATATTGGATCGGGTAACCAATCTGATACAAATTATCCAGGACGTTATGTAGCAGGCGTTACAGAAATTAATGAACTACAACCGTTTAACGAAACTGTAGCAAATGGCGGCGGCAGAGTGTTCTACACAAGTTCGGACCAAGATGGTATCTTTAGGGTAGGTGAACTGTTTGAAGTTGAACAGGCAACCGGTATTGTAACTATTAACGCAACACAATTTGATCTAGGCGGACTTACAGAACTTTCTCTAGGTGGTATTCAAGTTGGCGGTAGTGCAGTAGTTATTAGAGAATTTTCTAAAGAAACAACATTCATTGCAAATTCAAATAATATTGTACCTACTCAAAGAGCAATTAAGACTTACATTGAAAGCAGAATTGCAGGCGGTGGTTCAAATGTTCAAACAAACGCACTTGTTGCAGGACAAATTAGAATACAAACAAATAACATAGACACAACAAGCGGACTAGATATTATAGTGCCTCCAGTAATGAACATAAAAGGTGCATTAGCTGGAGTCGACGGACATTATCTAGCTTCTATGTACTATACTAGAGGCGGAGGATAATACAAATGCCTTATACGATAAATACATACAACAACGAATTCGGAGCAATAAATGGCTGATTTTAAACTTGGTAGAATAAGATTTATATGGAAGGGCGACTGGACTGCTCTTACTACTTACTATGTTGACGATATTGTAAGGAATGGTGGTAACACTTATGTTGCTATTACAGGACACACAGCGTCTGCAGATTTTCCAGATGATCAAGCAAATTGGAATAAGATAAGTGACGGACAAGAATGGAAATCAGACTGGGCTATAAACACATATTACAAAGAAAATGATATTGTTAAATATGGTGGTTACTTATATATTGCTAATGAAGCCCATACTTCAGCAGCCACTGATGCACTTGGTTTAGAGGATGATCAATCAAAGTGGGATTTGTATGCAGAAGGATTTGACTATCAAGCAGAATGGCAGCCTCTCACACGTTATAAAATTAATGATATTGTAAAATATAATTCTACAATTTACCTATGTACAGAAGGACACACGTCAGCAGCAGATACACTTACAGGTCTTGAAAACGATCAAGATAAGTGGGATGTATTTTCTCAAGGTGTAAGTTGGCAAGGTGATTGGCAAGTTAATACTAGATATGTTGTAAACGACATTATACGTTATGGTGGTAGAACATATGTTGCAAATACAGGTCATGTTAGTGCTGCAACTGCTACACTTGGTTTAGAAGCGAACCAGAGTAGCTGGGATATTTTCCATGACGGTATTGAATATAAAGGTGATTGGTCAACTGGCACCCGTTACAAACTAAATGACCTTGTAAAGTCCGGCGGCGGCATTTGGATTTGTACAACATATCATACAAGTCAAAATTATCTTTCAGACGATAATAGTAAGTGGGCACAATTTACAGAAGGTTTAGAATTTGAAGACAGCTGGAGTGGCACAACACCATATCAAGCAGGCGACTTTGTTACATATGGCGGTTATTCATATGTAGCTATTACAAACAATGTAGGATCTCGTCCTTCATCAAGTTCTACAGATTGGGATTTATTTACTACAGGATTTAGACTTGTAGGCGATTGGGGTGAAGATTCATCAAACTTTGAATACTTTACAGGAGATGTTGTTCGCCAGGGCGGATACACATATCTTTGTATTCTTGATAATACAGGACAAGAACCACCAAATGCAACATATTGGGAAAGATTAAACCAAGGTATTGAATGGAATGATTCTTGGACAGATGGTAACGAATACGACTTAGGTGACGCTGTACGTTACGGTAGTAGTTCGTATATTGCTGTTCAAAGACATACTGCTGACGAAACTGTTGATCAAAATAGACCAGATCAAGATGTAGCAGGCGCATATTGGAATCTGTTATCAGGAGGAGGCGAAACACTTCCACTTACAACTGAAGGTGATTTAGTTTATTACGGCGGCGCAGGTCCAACAAGGCTTCCTATAGGTGATTCAGGACAAACATTAAGAGTTAATAGTGCAGGAGATGCACCTGAATGGAGTTTCTTCGGAAAGATCAATCACGTATGGTATGTGTCAACTGACAACGGTGTTGATTCACCAGCACCGAATTACGGTACTACACTTGATCAACCTTGGAAAACAATAAACTATGCACTAAGACAAATAGAACAAGGTGCAATTTTTCCAAATGCAAAATATATTTTAGAAGTCAACAGAAGCTTCATACAAGCAGATGCAGTTGAATTTGTAGACTACAACGTAACAAATGTAGTATCTCCGTTTACAGGATCATTCACATATGATAAAACAGAATGGCGTGTTTATGTAGGAAGATTTATAGATGCTTTGATTTGGGATCTTAGCCACGGCGGCAATCAAAGAATGAGAGATCTTGCTGTAGAAATTTTTGACGATACAGAGATTGTAGGCTCAGAAGATGAATTTAATGCAATGATTGACCATGTTGCAGGAACATTAATTGATGCAGGTATATTACAAAGTGTAGATCCTGCAACAAATTATCAGACAGAAAACTCAGTTGCTTCACCAATTACACAAATTAAGGATTCAGATTACCCTGAAGAAGATGGTGTACAAGCAAGGATTAATACGCTGACAGATATTTTAACTGAAACAGTAACAGCAGGTGACACTGATGATACTCCTGCACAAGTTATTTCAAACAATACACTCTTTGTTAAGACAGGGACATACTCAGAAACATTGCCTATGGTAATTCCTGTACAAACAGCAGTAGTAGGCGACGAGCTACGTTCAACCCGTATTACACCTGCAGGCAGCCAAGTAGATAGTAGTGATACTACATATACACTTGCTGCTATTGCAAGATTACAATCTCTAACTGAAGATATTATTACAAATACAGCAGTTACAAAAACAACAGGTAATACTGAATCACAGGTAACAACTCGTCCAGCAGGCGGCGCAGATCCTGCAATTCATGCAGCTGATCTTTGGCAACAAATTTATGATTATATTGACTGGGGCGTAAATGGGGCGTCAGGAGACTCTACAGAGCCTGTGATTAATGGAACTAACACTCCACAAACTTCTACAGATTATACTTATGCTGTAGGTGTACTAGAAGCAAACAGAGAATTCTTAGTAGAAGAAGCGATTGCATATATTGCTGATACATACCCAGCTTACGTATACGATGAAGATAAATGTCGTAGAGATGTGCGCAGATACATTGATGCTATTAAATATGATTTGATTTATCAGCCAGATTCAGATGCATCACCAGTTCAAACTAAAGGTAACTACAAGTCGTTAAATGCAGCAAAACAGTATGTAAATGCTGTAAATGGTTCAACAACTGAAGATATGTTCTATGCTCGTAATGCAACTGGACTTAGAAACTGTACACTTGCAGACCTAACAGGTACATTAAGTGCAGCAAACGAATATGGTACAAGACGTCCAACAGCTGGTGCGTATGTATCATTGGATCCAGGCTGGGGACCAGCAGATTCTAGAGTATGGATTACAAACAAATCACCATATGTGCAGAACGTATCAACATTTGGTACAGCTTGTGTAGGACTTAAAGTAGATGGTGATTTACACGATGGCGGTAACGATTCAATTGTTGCTAACGACTTTACACAGATTCTAAGTGATGGTATTGGGTACTGGGTTACAAACCTAGGACGTTCAGAACTTGTTTCAGTGTTTACATATTACAACCACATCGGTTATCTAGCAGAAAATGGCGGTAAGATTCGTGCAACAAACGGTAACAACTCATACGGTGATTTTGGTTCAGTATCTGAAGGTATCGACGACACAGAAACACCTATAACTGCACAAGTTAACAACAGAAGTTTAGATGCTATTGTTGATAGTGTTCTTACAGACGGAAATAATATCCTAACACTACAGTACCTAAATGCAGGTCAAGATTACACAGCTGGTGGTACAACTATTACAATTACAGGTGAAGGTTATGGCCTTGGAACTGTAACACCAACTACTGTTAACGGCGGCGTGTTTAAAGTAAGAATGCTAGATACGGATGTTGATGCAGACAGTACAGCTGATACAGGTGGTGCTGATTACAAATCAGCAACTAATAGTGCGCAGGAAGGTGATAATTTAACAATTACACTATCTAATACTGATACTGCACTTAGTTCACAATATGTAGGTATGGCAATATATCTAACTGCTGGTACAGGTGCAGGACAATATGGATACATTCAAAGTTATAATGCTGGTACAAAAGTAGCAACAATTTATAAAATGAGTGATAGTACAGCTGGATGGGATCATGTTACTGGTGAAAGTATTCTAAGTGCGCTAGATGCAACTACAGAATATTCAATAGAACCAAGAATATCATTTACAGCACCTGCAAGCGGATTGTATTCGGATACAGCAAAGGGTCGTGCTATTGTTGCAGATGAAAAGATTGCACGTATAGTATTATGGGATCCAGGTTCAGGATATACAACTGCACCTACACTAACAATTACAGATCCTAACAATACTATCGAAGCACCAACAGAAGTAAGAATAGGTGATGGAGTTCTAGCTCAGCCTACTTACACTGACAGAGGTACAGACTTTGCTACTGCTTCAGCAGAAGTTAGTGGTGACGGTTTTGCAGATCAATATCAGCCTGGAGAATTTGTTGTAGTAAATAACTTGGACGACGAACCACAACCGGGTTCAAACGTAGTATTTGATAGTTTACCGAATAAGGTATTTAAGTTAGTTGCTGTAAGAGACTTTGCAGGTACAGGACCTTATACTGCACAACTACAGGTATCACCAGAACTTGAAATATCAGAAGCACCTGAACATGAAGAAGAACTTGAAATGAGAATACGTTACTCACAAGTACGTCTTACAGGTCACGACTTCCTTGATATCGGTACTGGTAACTTTACAGAAACAAACTATCCGGGTGATCCAGTATATGATCCGGATGATGAAAAAGAAACAACAGAATCAGGTGGAGGACGAGTGTTCTTTACCTCAACGGACCAAGATGGTAACTTTAGAGTTGGCGACTTGTTCTCCGTTGAACAGAGTACTGGTATTGCTACACTTAACGCAGATGCGTTCAATATTAGTGGTCTACAAGAACTGTCACTAGGCGAACTAGGATTAGGAAGCACTGGTGCAGTAATTAACGAGTTTAGTACAGATGGCACATTTACTGCTAATAGTGATAATATTGTTCCAACGCAAAAAGCAATTAAGACATATATTACATCACAAATTGGTGGCGGTGCTGCAACACTAAACGTAAATAGTGTAACTGCTGGTCAGATCGAAATTAGCGGTCAAGAAATTACTACAACACTTGGCACTAAGATTGACGTTCTAAACGTAGTGAACTTTGAAAAAGGTGTCAACGGTGTACCAGTAGCAATGAATTATTTCTTATCATAACGGAGAACAAATAAAATGGCAACAGGAATATTAGGCACAGCAGATTTAGCAGCAGGTACAAACACAACTGTTTATACTGTTCCGGCTGATACATTTGCTGTAACAAGTGTTTCATTCTGTAATAGAGGTAACGCAGCTATTAGTGTAAGACTTGCAGTAGCAGCAGCTGATACACCTACTAATGCAGAATATATAGAATACGACACAGAAATCCAAGCAAAGGGTGTGTTGGAAAGAACAGGTATCGTTTTAGATGCAGGAAAGAAAATAGTAGTATATTCAAGTGCTGCAAATGTTTCTGGAGTAGCATTTGGAATTGAGACCTCAACGGCATAAATACATTAACAAAGGAAATTAAAATGGGAAGATTTATTACTGAAACAGGAACAGCTTCTACAGTCATTCGCGAAGTGAGTGCGGCTTACACAGCAGTTGTTAATGACAGAATTCTTGCTGATACTTCAAGTGGTGCATTTACAGTTACATTACCTTTGAATAGTTCGTTACTTGTAAACGATACAATTCAAATAATTGATGTGACTTCAAACTTTGCTACTAATGCAGTGACACTAGCAAGAAATGGATCGTTAATTCAAGGTGATTCAGACAACCTTGATTTAGATATTAACGGTGCGTCAATAACACTAATGTACAGCGGCACAACATATGGCTGGATAATTATAGGAACATAAGATATGGCTTCATTAAGAACATTGTTGGACAAAGGATCTACTGATTCATTAAATTCAGGACCGCAACCTGCGTATCTTGAAGGCGATTATGAATCAATGACTTTTGTAAACCGCTGTAGTCAACAACATAACACTGACTACGGTAAAGGATGCTTTTGTCCATGGTGCTTACCTTCAGGTGCAACATACTTTCAAGTAGAAGCATGGGGCGGCGGCGGAGGCGGCGCTGGCAGTGGTTCTTGTGGTTGTGTGTTTGGCTGGCCAGGAGGTTCAGGCGCATACGTTAAAAAGGTTTACACAGCAACAGAAGTTGCAGCAGCAGATGGTACATGTTATTGTATGTGTGTTGCACCTGCAAGCTGTTGTTCACCTACAATGAGTTGCGGATACAAAGGTTGTAGAAGCTATGTTGTAGGATCAGGACTAAGTAATTTTTGTGCAGAAGGCGGTGAGCCAGGATGTGCATTATTTTGTATGTCAGGCTGCGGCGGCAACTGGACAGGTATGTGTCCACACCCTTGCATGAGTAATTGTGCTTGCTACTTTGATTGTACCGATGCACAAATAACAGGAGTTCCAGGAAGACACGGATTCCTGTATACAAATACACACAACAGCGGTAACTGGTGTTATTATCAAACTATCTTCCCAGGACCACCTATTGATGGTCACACAGATACTGTATACAAAGCTGTTAGATTCTGCGGTAACGTAGAACCATCACACGATAGATGTAAAGCAAACGGATACATGCAGAATGGCTTTATGGGCGGCGACAGTGTTATTGCTGTTGGCATCGGCGGAAACAGCACACGAGTATGCGGCGACGGTTGTTGTTGCGGTTGGCCAGGCGGTCCAGGTATGATAAGGATAAGTTGGAAGTAACAATGGCAGGATTAAGAGATTTATTTGGAAAATTTGAGCAAGTAACACAGTCAGAAATTGATTCTGGAGACGTTGTTCTTTCAGGCATAGATGGTAGAATGTTCAGTGTAGATACATTCTGTCATAACACTGACAACGGACCAAACTGCTGTGATGCTTATAACGCAAACAGAATTCAATACTGGTGTACTCCAACAGGAACTACAAAACTACGTTTTGAAGTTTGGGGCGGCGGCGGAGCTGGTGCAAGTATGCGTGGTTGTCACGGAGGTATTTCAGGTGGCTCAGGCGCTTGGGCACGAGTAGATGTAGACAGTGATGATATCACAGCAGGTGATTGCTATGATATGTGCTCAGGCTGGGGCGGCAGATGGTATTGCTGTTCATGTATTGGTTGCCGAGGATGTAAATCATATGTAACAGGTACAGGACTTAATAACTTCTGTGCAGATGGCGGATTTGGCGGATATGTATACTGCTACTGCTATTACAGACAGTGCTGTATTTCAGGACCAAATGGTGACGGACGTAGTGTAGACTATGGTTGGCACTACATGGGACGCAGCGGATGTTGTTCTCCGTACTATGGAACAAGTTGTGGAGAATATGGCGTTCCTGGTTGGTATACTAACTACTGTGGATGCGGATCAGACACTAACAACTGCTGGGTCAAACAATGGGTTCCACACTCACCAGGACTTAATAGTCTAGGAGCAGCACATGCAGGTGTGCGTGTACAAGGTCATGCATGTAGAAACGAATGGTCACATTGTTCAGTTGTAGGCGGCACAGGCGGAAGATCACACTATAACTTCCCAAGAGCAGGCGGCGGATATAGCGGTACTACTTGCGGTGACGGGTTGTGTTGTGGAGCACCAGGCGGCACAGGTATGGTACGAGTTACCTATAAATAAGGACAGGAAATGGCAAGTTTAAGAGAACTATTAAACATAGAAACAGCAGCAGACTTGGCAGGTGCCGCAGGTGCAGTACCAGGTAAGCAATGGGTGGCACAGGCAACATGTTATCAGTGTAACTTTGGCAGTTATTCAGATTTTTGCTGTAATAGTTTCATTGTACCGTCAGGTACAACAGAACTAATTTTTGACGTCTGGGGCGGCGGAGGCGGCGGTGGTCGTTCACGCTGCTGCGGAGGCGGAGCACCAGGTGGTTCAGGCGCTTGGGGTAGAAAAACTATTGACAGCTCACAATTCTGTGTAGGACAATGTTTTGCAATATTCATCGGCAGATCCACAAGCTGTTCACAAGACAATACAGGTTGCCTAGGTTGCTACAGTTGTGTATGTCAGATTGGTTCAAGTGCTATACGCATGTGTTCACAAGGTGGTGGATATGGTTGCTGGTATTGTCAGCCTACATGCTGTGACCGTAACTCATACTGTACTTGCGAACGCAACAGACAAGCATACGGTGGAGACATCAACATTGTAGGACACGTAGGATGCGGATGGTACAGATGCCGTGATAACTCATGCCACAACAAAGTAGGTGTTCCATATCCAGGCGGATTACACAACCGTTGCGGTGGTGTTGTTTGGGTAAACGAATGCTGTCATTATTCATATAATGCATGGTTAAATGAATATGCAGGCAAACACATTGTTAACTCTGTAGGATCAGGTTATTGCTGTAATGGTTATACACCAGGCTTAGGTGGCGCTACTGCTAGTACTAACAGAGGCGTATGCCGTTGTGGCCCTCCAGGTGCACCAGGAATGGTTCGAGTAACTTATAGATAAGGTGAAAAAATGGAAATTATAACACAAAACTTTACTTATGATCAACCAGACATATACATGGGTAATACAACAGATGATGGATTAACAGGCACAGTATCATATCACGGTCCAGATGAAATGTGGGTGTTTGTTAACTCAACAACAGGTAAACTTAATTGGGGCATGCATTGTATTATTAACCATGATGATACTTCGCAAGATCTTGCAAGAACACATGCAGGCGAAGATCATACAGCAATACTTGTTTCCTTTAATCAAAATCCACTTATATGCTGGGCTATGTGGGGTGAATATGATGAAGAAAATGCTAGTGAAAAAACATTTACACTAGACGGCGAAGACGAACCGTACTTTAGACATTTTGATCCTATTCCACCGCATGAAATTTATAATTACGATGAATTTACGTATTTGTTTGATAATGCAGCATGGCGCACACCATATCCTATGGTATCGCCTCAGATTACACAAGAACAGTTTGAATCAATATTAGATGAGATGTTAGAAGACGTCCAAGAAAAAATTGATGCAGAAGATGTAAATGCTGAGTTTACAACTCAAATGACTACATTTAAATCAGAAGTAGAAGCAATTCGCACTAAGTTTGAAGCGACTGATGTACCATATTATATGTGGCCAATGCCAGACGCACCGGAAATTGATAGAGACGGCGACATTGATGTACTAGACGAAGCTGAAGAAGCAGCTAGACGCATCGGTGACGTAGAAGAATGGACTCCTGCAGAAGACGGTTCAGAAGGTGCAGGCCCTGAAACTAACTATCAACCTCCAGCAGAAGAAGGAACTCAAGCAGATGAAGAAGCTGATTATCCAGATTCAGAAAGTAATCAGCCAGATGCTCCTGAACCTCCAGAACCTGTAGAAGGACCAACAGCGGAAGAAGAAGACGCTTAATAAAAGAACAAAGGCTACATTTTTTGTAGCCTTTTTTTGTGGCTAGTATAAAGTGCGTATATAAATATTTGCATGAACCCACAAGACCATTACACATTAATCGACGATTTAGTTCCTGAGTCATATGCTAATATATTAGAACATGAATTATCAACTCAGATGCCTTGGTATTATACTCCAAGTTCCAGTGGCGATGTAAAAATTGATCTAAACGATAAAAATATTGTAAACTTCCCACAAATGCATCATGTTTTTGTAGACAGCGATGGCACAACATCTCCGTACTTTAACCTTATTCAACCATTGGTTTGGTTTTTGGAAAAACATATAAGAATCAAAGTAAAGTCGCTAGGTAGAATTAAAGCCAATTTACTATTACCAGGCGATAGCACTTTAGATAATTACAATGTGCCACATATAGATCATCCTAATGACGATCATATAAGTATGGTATATTATGTAAATGATTCAGATGGCGACACAAGAATATTTGATAAAACCGTTGAAGAAGGTCACGAAAATTTAAACTGTATAGGACAATTTAATCCGTGCAAAGGACGAGCGTTAGTGTTTAAATCAAATAGATTTCATGCAAGTTCTCCGCCTGTAAAGGCAAACAACAGAATGGTAATAAACTTTGTATTACAATTATAGGATAAAAATATGAGCGAAAGAGCAAAAGCATTTTTCATAAATGGAGGAGCAGGAAGAGTATTAGCTAGTATACCTGCACTAGAAAAATATTATGAAGAAACAAGTAAGGACTTTATAATTGTAGCAGAAGGTGGAATGGACTTGTACAAAGGACACCCTACACTACACGAAAGAGCATATGACGTTTGGCACAAAGGTATATTCCAAGATAAAATTAAAGATATGGATGTAGTTACACCAGAACCTTATAGAGTATGGGAGTATTACAATCAAAAATGTAATTTAAGCCAAGGTTTTGATATCGAAATTAATAACAAAGGTGTACGCGATTTACCTAAACCATTTATACATCTTACACAAGAAGAAAGAGTAAATGGTAAAGCATGTATCAAAGAAGTTGCTGAAAATATAGGCAGCGAAAAAACTATAGTGTTCCAACCTTTTGGAAGAGGCGTTGGAGAACACATGGGCTTTATAACTGATCCTAGCGGAAGAAGTTTTGAATATAGTAATATGGTGAGTATTATTAAAAAGCTACAAGAAAAAGGGTTTGCTGTAATTGTTATGAGTGAAATGCAGTTTGATTTCCAAAAAGAAGGAATGCCTAAACCTGTAGCACAGCCAAACGGAATAAGTTTGAAGCAGTGGGCAGGCATTATTGCAGAAGCAGACTATTTCCTAGGATGTGACAGCGTTGGACAACATATTGCACACAGTCTAGATAAACCTGCAACTGTTGTTACTGGAAGCACCTTTGCTGAAAATATTAGCTTTCCTAATGATCCTAAATTTGATATTCAAGACATGGGCGAAGGCAAAAGGAAATATGATCCAATTAGAATTGTACCAGACGAAGTAGTCACAAAAAATAACGACGGTATTATGGCAATGAACGGATTGATAGAAGATGAAATAATTAAACATCTTGTAAAGAATTACGAAAAGCATGTTACAAAAAAAGTTACAAAAAAGATGCCTAAAGATTTTGTAACACCTAAATCTACTAGCAAAGACAAAGGACCAAAGCTGGTTCCTGGTCTAACACCTATCAAGGAATAATTATGACTGAGAAAAAAGACATTTGGATAGCAGGTATAACAAGAGGTCACAACGGTGGCGTTTGCTTGTTAAAGAATGGAGAAGTAGTATTTGCTACTGAAGAAGAAAGATACACAAGAAGAAAGTACGACGGTGGTCCTTTTGCAGCAATGCTTAAGATTAAAGAATACACTGATAAACTAGATTACATGGTGATTGCTCATACTCAAAACTTGACAGACACAGCTGGCATGATTGATTTTACAGGCGACGACATGTATACTGGTTTGGCACGTAAGCTAAAGCTAATTGATCACAAAACACCTAGTTATAACAAAGCAGGAATGCAACATCCGCAAGTATTAGACTTCAGTCATATGCACCATAGACTTCATGCTGCTTGTGCATTTTATAGAAGTGGATTTGAAGATGCAGTTGCAGTAATTGTTGATGGAGCAGGTACATTCATACCAATGACTACTGATCAAGGACAAACTTGGGGATGGGAAGTAGAAACATTATTTGATTGTTCATATCCTGCAAACTTTGAAACAATTTACAAACATATTGGAATGCGAGAAGCTGCTGGTACACAAATTGAACGGTTAGAAGTACAAGGTGAAATATACGACAGTGTAATTAGCGATAGGGCAGGCATTGTTAAAGTATACGAAGCGGTAACTGAGTATTGCGGCTTCCAAGCTATAGAAGCAGGAAAAACTATGGGACTGTTTCCGTATGGCGAAGAAAATTCTAACATTCCAAAATTATTTGAACAAGATGGAATTGTTCCTTTAAGTAATAGAAATATGTTTATACCTACATATCCTAACAGTGCGCTAGTTAATTCAAATCTTTATGAAGAATTAAAAGACGGATTAGCAAGTGATGTTACAAAACTAGCTAATAGACGAGATTTAGCGTATGCTTGTCAAACACAAACACAAGAACAAGTTGTAAATCTTATAAGGAAAGCTGTAGAGTTGACAGGTAAGAAAAATGTTGTTGTAAGTGGAGGTTACGGATTAAACTGTGTTGCAAACTATCATTATTTAGATGCCTTAAAGGAAGAAGGTATTAATCTATATGTAGAACCAGTATCTAATGATGCAGGAACTGCTATTGGTGCAGCAATGATAGCACACAAGCATATGGTAGAAGATACAACAGTGGAAGAACCGACAGATAGTTTATATCTAGGTATTAAGTATTCATATACAGATGAACAAATCTCAAATTTAGCAGAAGAATACAATGCTGAAATTAAAGATGCTAATCATGAAGATGTAATTGATTTAATTACAAGCAAAAATATTGTAAGTGTATTCCAAGGTGCATCTGAAGCAGGTCCTCGTGCATTAGGTAATAGAAGTATTCTATATGATCCAACAGATCCAGATGGCAAAGACTTTGTTAATACAGTAAAGAGACGTGAATATTTCCGTCCATTTGCAGGATCCATTCTAGAAGAAGATGTACACGAATGGTTTGACTTGCGCGGCATGGAAAGTTCTCCTACAATGATGTATGCTGTAAACTGTCAGCCAGGCATTGAAGAAAAGATTCCTGCTATTATTCATGTAGACGGTACTTGTCGTATACAAACTGTTAACAGAGAACAAAATCCACACTATTACGACATAATCAAAGCATTTAAAGAAAAAACAGGATGTCCTATCATCTTTAATACAAGTTTCAATCTTGGCGGAGAACCGTTAGTTGAAACACTTGACGATGCTTTATGGACTTTACAAGAAAGTGATATTGAATATCTTTATCTTCCAGAATATGGTAAGCTGTTGTCAGTGAAAAATGCATAAATACTCTGTAAGACGGAGTTGCAATGAATATTAATGACTACATATCCAATGGTTTAAACGATACACTTCTTGTTCAAAATAATGGCGGATTTAGTCATAATGGCCCGTGGAAAAATCTGCAGGACGATACACTAGTTGATAAATTTTTTATAGGTGATATTAGTTCTGCAGAATATACTATCAGTATAGATCTTAATTCGGAAAATAAAGAAATACTTAAATGTTTAGTAACATCTAGCGTATCTGATGCAAAGGTAGTAGTTTATGCTAGAAACTATACTGATAATAGTCTAGCTGAATTGTATGCTTTACACAACAATCAATATGTAGAATTATACATAAATCCAAAAAATGCTGCATTTAAATCTGCAAGATTTATTCATACGGTAAATTATTTTCATAATCTTCATCAACTATAACTAAGTATTTGTTTCTGATAAATACAATAGTTGGAGTATGAAATGAAAAAAGCTGTAGGCACACCATTTGAATCAGATTACGGATTTAAAAGTCCTAGTTTTAGTGTCGATGCACTAGGAAATATAATTGCTAATGCAATCACAACTACCGAAGCCATCGGCACGGGCGGCGATACTACTGCAACTGTTACTTCGTATGTAGTAACTGAAAATGAAGCAAACACTGCATTTGAATTTAGCGGTGTCGCCGGCGGCAATCCTACTATAGAACTAGAAAGAGGAAAAACGTACACATTTGATCTAGATTTAGAAGATTTGGCGTTTAGCGTATTCTTAGCAGATGGTGTAACTTCTTTTCCTAATATAACTGATAGTGACGGAAATACAGGAATTTCGGCCAATGGTAGAAGTACTGGAGTAGTACAGCTTTCTATTACATCAGACACTGCAGATACTCTCATATACAAAGATGCAGATAATAATGTTTCCGGACAGTTTAGTATTATTGATCCTACAGGGGCATTTGGCTCAATAGCAATATCAAATACAACCCAATCAACAGGTATAGGAACAGGTGCTTTACGTGTTTCAGGCGGCGCAGCTATTGCAAAAGATCTTTACTTAGGTGGAAATCTTGTAATGGAAGGTATAGGCGATATTAAGTTCGATAGTAGAACAAACTTAACCTTAGGCGCTCAGAATAAAATTGTTGTAGTAATAAATGGAACAAAATCAGGAGAGATTGATTCAAACGGATCTTCTGTTCCTGTAAATGCAACAACAATAAATGACACCGTAATTGGAGATACTACACCGTCAACAGCTACATTTACCACAGCAGATGTGACCACAACTCCTACAACGGTAAATAATGTAACAAATAAATCATATGTAGACCAGCAAGACATTGCTCTGTCAATAGCACTTGGAAGTTAATAAATGGCAAAAACAAAAATAGACAATTATGTATTTAGACCAGGAATGTCTTACAAAGGCAACTTGTTGCCTAATGCGTATTCATTACTAAACAGAAATAAAAGTTATATAATTGCAGAAGCAACAGCATATATTAACCAGGAAGTTGCAGCTGGAAATAGTCCATTTAATGGTTATACTTATAATCAAGCTAAATGCGAAAGAGATATCGGTTACGTACTCGATGCATATCTTAATGATTTAAGATATGGAGGAAATGAAAAAACTAGAAAAACTGTTTCGAAATATTGGGAAAACGGAGTATCGCAACTAGACGGCGATAGACAACCTGAAGTGGTTGTACACGAATATATCAGAGATCTTATTACAGATAACATATTAACCAACACTGCATTTACAAGTTTACAGGCTACTGTTTCTCAAGTTATAGATACAGATACAAGTGCCGAAGCAACTGCAAGTACAAAAATAGATACATTGTCAGGTTTTTTAGTTGATGTAATCGAAAACGGATTAGATCAGCTTCCTGCACTAGAATCGAACACATATGGATTTTTAAAAATACAAGGTAATTATAATCTATCTGATTTCTTATTAATCAGTAACAATACAGCAAATGAGATTATATTTAACTTTGTTAATAATGATACTGGTGCGGTAATTGAAAATATAAAAAACGACACACTAATTGAAGCAAGTGACGAAGACTTTCCTAAGTACTTACAAACTACCGATTCTGTTACAACACTTAAATTAAACTTCGATACAAGCGATCATAGTTCTACAGACGACATCCAAATTTTTGTAGAATATACTGAAAACGGAAAGAGTATTACAACAACTAGACCTTATGACTTTGGTACTGATGCTATTGAACGTATGCGTGTTGCACCTGCACTATCAATGCTTGATGCTGACTTTGAATACGGATTACAGCCTACCAAGTGGTCAGCTATAGGAATGATCAGAGGATATCCTAGTGTGTATGAAGTTCCAGGATCTGAAAGAGGAATTAGTTCAATTACAACTGATGCATCAGCAGGAACTGACGGTGTTGGTCAATCCTTAATTACTGTTACCACACTAACAGCCCATGGGTTTGAGCTAGGTGATGCAATTACAATCAAAGCACTAGACTCTAGTGTAGAAGGTGTAGCTCGTGCAGAAGGTGCCTTTGTTATAATCGAAGTTCCAGATACAGTAACGTTTAGATTCTATGCCAAAGCAAAAGTTGGCGAAACAAGCGGTGATACATTACATACTAACTTTAGTCAACTACGTCAAGCGGAGTTTTATACAGGTGCAAACATTAGTACTAAGCCTAATTTTACAGTAGTAAGTAATGGATTTAGTGGAGATATAATAACAGAACTTGCAACAGATGTTGGTTCTACAATTATTCCATATGACGGAATTACACCTAATTTAGGCGCTCCTTTATCAGATCCTGCTATTCCTACAGGTGCTCAGGTAACAGCAGCAATTACTCAATCATCCGGCGGCGGAGTTTATATTACACCTACTACAACAAGTGATGCAGGACCAGGTACAGACACTATCGATGTAGATGATCCTGCAGGTATAATAACAGACTTAGCATTTGATAGAGGTGACGGAACAGCAACCTTTGTAGAATCAATAGCAGGTTCTACTATAACATTCAGTGAAACATTTACTGATACAATCGTAGGTAATGATGTTACTTATACAGAAATAGGCGGAAGTAATATTAACGGTATAGGCTTTGATGCAACATTTGATATTAGCACAGCTGGTGGCGTATACACGGTAGATGATATTGTAGATGGTGGCGAAGCATATGAAGTAGGTGATAGAATTTTAATAACTGCTGATTTACTAGGCGGTATTAGTCCTTCACATGATCTTGTGCTAGTTGTAACTAGTGTGTTTAGTATTGGTACTATTGATGCAGTAGATATTGAAGGCACGGCATTTGATGGCACAGGTCAAGTAACTGCACTGCAACCCGAAGTAAATGGCGGATTAGGATTTGCTGCAACATTTGATATAGATTATAGTGGAGGCAGTTATAGTACAATTACAGTTGATAACGACGGAGAAGCCTATACTCCAAATGATATTATTGTAATTGCAGGTGATTCATTCCAAGGTGGTAGTTCGCCTACTAATGATGCCACGGTAGTAATAAGCACAGTAGACAGCGTTGGTGCTGTCCTTACAGCCACTGTTAGTGGAACTGCACCTGATGGTCAAGCAGAATATGATCCAATCACATCTGCAGATTATACATATAGTGGAACAACAGGTACAGGTGCTGAACTTAGAATTAACAGAAATGGTGCTGTATACACAGCAACAGTAACATCTGTAGGTTCAAATTACCTGCCTACAGAAACCCTAACTATACAAGGCTCGGTATTAGGCGGCACAAACACAACAAACGACTGTACTATTACAATTGACAATGTAGACGGAAGCGGTGGAATTACTGCTGTTAGTGTAGGAGGTGTTGCTGCAAATGTAGGTTCAGTAGACGGCGTATCAGGATCAAATCAAGTTGGTTCCGCAGCAACCTTTACTGTTGATATTGCATCAGGATCATATACAACTTCAGTTACACAAGCTGGATCGGATTATGGTGTAAACCAAACATTTACTGTACTAGGTAGTGAAGTAGCAGGTATTGACACTACACACGACTTAACAATTACTATCACAGCAGTAGGTGCCGATGGCAGTATTTCAACTGTAAGTTCAGCAGGTACTGCAAACGACGGAACACAATCATATACCGCAGTTGCAGGCACAAACCAAGATCCAGAAGGTGTAGGTGCAACATTTGATATTCGCAGAAATGAAGGTACTTATACAGTAACTCTAAATGCTGCTGGAAATGATTATGCAGTAGGTAATAGACTAACACTACTAGGAACAGAGCTAGGAGGACAAAGCCCTCTAAATGATATTGAAATAAAAGTTGATACTGTTACTACAGGAGCAATAGCTACATTTACTGATACATATGAAGAAGCTGCATTTGGTACTGTAATGGACTTATATTCAACTGTTACAATTTCAGAAGCAATTACATCACCGATAGCACAAGGTACAACAATACCTTATGAAGCATTAGCTACACTTGGTATTGAATTTCCTAATGCACACGGACTAGCACCAGGATCAACATTTATTACTACAGTAGAATCAGACGACGGAGACAACAATCATAACCTTGCAGCAGGTAGTTTTATTGCCACTGATATTCCTGCTACAAATAGATTAAACTTTACAGCTCGAGCACCAGGTAATATAGATACAGGAGACTCAAACAGTGATCCAATTACTGGATTAGTTTATCCAAGACCAGATAGCTTCTTTATTCATAGACCGTTTGACGGTGGTGTACAGTTAGGTACAGGTGGCCCGCAACACGGCGCACAAGCAATACGTCAAAGTAAAAACTACATTAGATACCAGTCAGGTAAGGGCATTATGTATACTACTGGTGCGCTATTTGCACCAAGTTATGATCTACGTAGCGTTACATCTACCGGAACAGAAGTTGGTGATACAATTACTATCACGCTAGACGATAACGACCATGGTGTACAAGTTGGCGGTGTAGTTAGATTGATCGGTGTAGAGACAGAAGGTTATAATAGTGGACCTGAAACATATATTGATCCAGTATTTGATTATACTGTAACACGGGTAATAGATGAAAGAACACTAGAAGTTGAAGCACAACGAAGATTAGGTGCAAGTAGTGCTGTGCTAGGTTTTGCTGCACAAATGTCAGTGGTAAGTTGGCACGGTGCTACAGTACGATCAGGTATTTTTGATGATCAAAACGGAATTTTTTGGGAATATGATGGCACACAAGTTAGTGTTGTACAAAGAACAAGTACTAAGCAAGTTGCAGGTACAATAGCTATCCTTGCAGATGATAACCTTGTTACAGGTACAAACACAAGATTTAGAGACCAACTCAAGGCTGGAGATAGAATTGTTATCAAAGGAATGACTCATGTTATTTCGCATATTAGTAGTCAAACATCAATGACAGTGACTCCTGACTTTAGAGGATATGCAGATGTATCTGGTGCTAAAGCTATGCTTATTACAGATAAGAAGGTTAAGCAGTCTGAATTTAACATGGACAGATTAGACGGTACTGGTCCTAGCGGTTATGATATGGATGAAGCTAAGATGCAGATGATCGGCATACAATACAGTTGGTATGGTGCAGGTTTCATTGACTATATGGTACGTGGCGCAGACGGTAACTTTGTTTTTGCACACAGGATGCGTAACTCAAACGTTAACACAGAGGCATTTATGCGTTCAGGTAACTTGCCAGTAAGATATGAAGTTACTAACGAAGGACCTCCAGGTAAACTTGCAGAAGATATGGATTTGACTCAAACAACAGTTGAATTAGAGGATGCAAGTTTCTTTCCAACAACTGGTACAATATATATAGATAATGAAATTATAAGATTTACTGGTAAATCAGGGAATACACTTACAGGATGTACAAGAGGTAGTACTTTATCTAACTTCCAAGCAGGAGCAACTAGAACTTATAGTGCAGGTGATGCAGCAACACACACTGCAAAGACAGGTGTTATATTAATTAGTAACACTACAACGCCACTAATTAGTCACTGGGGTAGTGCATTTATTACAGACGGCGGATTTGACGAAGATAGAGGTTATATTTTCTCATACACAGAATCAGCAATTACTGTATCTACTACAAAGCAAACTGCATTTATGATTAGATTGGCTCCTAGTGTTTCAAACGCTATTACTGGTGATTTAGGTGAACAAGATCTACTTAACAGAGCACAGCTACTTCTACAAGGTATTGAAATTACTTCAGAAAGTGGCTCAGGCGGCATTGTTGTTGAAGGTATCCTAAATCCTGCCAACTATCCAATCAATCCTGATAATGTTGGTTGGGGTGCGCTAACTGGACTTGCTCAAGGTGGACAGCCTAGCTTTGCACAGATTGCTGCTGGAGGTTCTGTTTCCTGGAGTACAGGTGAAGCTGCTACAACTCAAAGTGTCACAGCGTCACCTGCACTAACAGTAAGTGTGAATTCAGGCTTGTATAACAGAGGAAGCAATACAAACTTCCTTTGGATTAGTGCAGCAGATTATAGAGCTCAATTTGGTTCAAATGATACAAGCTTCATAGTAGGTAAATCGATTTCAGGCACAGGAATACGTGCAAATACTACAGTAAATGACGCACGTATTGATGCCACAGGAAACTATGGTTGGATCAGAATCAGCAGTAGAACAACTCAAAGTATTAGTTCAGGAACAACAGATGCATTTACATTTACAGAAGGCGGCGACCTTTTAGATCGTAACTTTGCTTATTTCGAAGCAACAGCATTCCAGTCATCTGGCGCAACACTAGGCACTGCTGTAACACAAACAGGTGGAACAGTAAGTTTTCCTCCAAACACATACATTGCAAACATAGAAGAAAAAACATTTGGAACAGTGAACACCTATTATGTAGTAACCTTTAATAATAACTATTCAGGTACATTGAGTGCAGGAACAGGCACTATTGAGTTTGAATTTGTTCAACCACCGTTTGCTCAACCAGGCGAGACAGTATTTTCATTCATTGCACAACCAGGTGAAAGATCAACACTAGACCTTGCTCAGTTGAAAGAACTTACAAATACAACACTTGGTGGAAGAGGTACTTTCCCGAACGGACCAGATGTACTTGCTATTAACATATATAAAGTTTCTGGAAACGACTTAGAATCAAATATTATTCTACGATGGGGTGAAGCACAAGCCTAAAGAGCTTGTGCAAACTCTAAAAGATTATCAAACACATATGTTTGCTTTTTGAGCTTCTTGTAGGTAAACTTATTAAGTTCTTTTTCGGTTTCTAATCCATATCCTGTTCTTACTAGTACAGGTCTTGCTCCTGCTTTTGCAGCAGCTTTAAGGTCATTTAATTTATCACCCACATAGAAACCTTGTTTAAATTTAATTTGCGGATTTTCTTTTTCGCATCTTTCAAACATGCCAATGTTTGGTTTTGCAAACATATCGTCTTTCAGACTACTTGTACTATAGTATAAAGCATCTATACTAGGGCAGCCTGCTTCTCCTAATAGTTTGAACATATAATCGTGTATACGATCAACGTCTTGAGTTGACATAACATTTTTGATAATACCACCTTGATTAGTTATTACAACTACTTTGTGTAATTTTTGTCTTAGTAACACAATAGCTTCTAAACTTCCTGGTATAGGAACAAAATCCTGAGGTTTAGTTACATACGTTCCAATATCTTCATTTATTGTACCGTCTCTGTCAATACCAACTACACAGTTTGTATATAAACTAGGATCATCAGGTCTTTCAGGACCCCACATATTATTCATTGTTTTCTTCTGTAACTGACTGACTGTCGCCTGGAATAATTCTATAGTTATCTTCTACACTATCGGGTGTGCTTACTTCAGTAATACTACTACCATCTTCTAGTGCTTCTAATTGATGAGGTAGACATGGAGGGTTATTCCATACATCACCTTCTTTTAACTCTGCTTCTATAAGCTGTGCGTTAGAAGGATCTATATATCTTAATTTAAACTTTCCACTGTTTACAAACCATGTTTCGTCTTTTTCTTTGTGAAAATGCATGCTAAATTTATTACCAGCTTTTTCAAAGAATAAGATTTTCCCACAGTATTTTTCGTTAGTTGCAAAGATAAGTTCATATCCCCAACCTTTTTGTACAGCACCTTTGAGTCGTGTTGGATTATCGGTCATTGTTTTTCCTTTTGATGAACTGTTAAATCTGCAATATTAAAGCTCATACTAATACGTTCTACATCAGTATGGAACGGATATACAGTATGGTTTAAATTTGCAGGAAATAAGTAAATGTCTCCGGTTACTGGAGTTATGTGTACATTGTTAATTGTACCATCGTCTGCATGTACAAATCCTAATTCGCCAGGACATCGTGTATTGCTATTGATAGGTATTGATTCTTTTTCCTGTGCAATTTCTTCAGGTATATTGATGTATATGATTGCACTAATAACACCAGTATGAGAATGTATAGGATTAAACTCATACTGTCTTTGATAATTAATCCAAGGACCTGGTTCTGCAAGCAAAAAATCTACACCTGAAATTTCTTTATATTCTTTACTAAACAAGTCTTTGTTATATTTGTTAAGATTGTGTTGTGCATATCTAGTTATATGCTTTCCTATAATATTTAGAAAATAATCTTTATCTTCAATTTCGCTAGTAAGTTGTTGTTGAATGTTACCTGCTAGATTATTTCCACGACTGATATTTTTTTCTCGTGTAATTGTCGCAACTTCATTTAAGAAGTCAACTTCAGATTTTGTAAGAGATGATTTGTATATTGCGGGTCCAAAAGGTTCGCGAATATCATAATCCATTTATGTAATCCTTTACGTCAGTCCATTCTATATCTATAATATTAGTTAACTTTTTATTGTTTGCACACGTATATTCTTGGTATTGACCTTTAAGATTGTCAGGCATTGGTATTTTTTCAATATCTACATCAATCTTTTTAGATACACATTTTGCTATTGTATCAAAACTTTCCGGTTTACTTGTTCCTACGTTATAAATTCCAGATACATCTTGATTTAACATTTTTTCGTGTACCATTACTACATCATTTACACAAACAAAATCCCTTAAATAATTTTCACTATTTTCAAACAATTGGATATTTCCATTTTCCATACCTTGGGTAATAAACTTAGTCACAGGACTTGCTTGATCGCCTTTGTGATTTTCGTATGGTCCATAAACATTAAAGTATCTAAATCCTTGAACAAGAACTTGAAAGTTTGGTAAGTTTTGATTTACTGCTCTATCAAACAAATACTTTGACCAAGCATAAGGACTTTGCGGAAGACACGGTCCGTCTTCTGTAAAGTGTGTAGTAGGACCGTAGACGCTTGCACTAGATGCATATTGAAAATTTACACCCATCATATCGCATGTCTGTAATAATCTTAAACTAAATTCTAAATTTTGATCGAGTATAGAATCTACATCTGTTTCTGTAGTGCTACTATTAGCACCTAGATGTATTACCCAATCGTAATTACTAGGATCAGGAATACAATTTGGAATGTAATCCCATCCTTCTACTTCATGACCTTGCGATAGCAAATATTGGGCAACATTTTTGCCAATAAATCCTTTGTATCCTGTAACTAATATTTTCATTCTGTTTCTAAATCCATAAAAAATACTTGTGTAAGTCTAGAGTTTTCTAATTTATTACCAAACCCTATATTATTACTTCTGTGGTAAAGGAAGCCATTATATAAGATAAGTCTGTTGTAAACATTACCTACATTTACAGTTTCTTCCCATTGTTCTGCTTTTCTGTGAAGACCATTTTCTTCAACATAATCACTATGTGACATTGCACCTGTTTCTTTGTGTCTAAACAAACTTGTGCCATATTCTAAAGGAGCATTAGGAGTCAAATAAAGAACTCCTGCTAACATCTTTGTATCATGATGTATCCAATTGTCATCTTCGTATTCTGTGCATATTTGAAATTCTGTGCTAGATCCTTGGTGGGTAACAGGTGCACCAATTATTTCATTTAGCTTATAATCTAATTCTTCAGAGTATTTAGAATTTTCCCATTTTGCTCTTACACCTGGAAATCTTCCTCTAATATCAAAATTACACTGTAACGCATACTTTCTTATAGAATCAGGATCGTCTAAAAAATTATCAATTACCATAACATTAAGATCCATTAATTTCTCCTATAATTTTTGTAGTAGAAAATCCTTCTACTGTAGGTACAATATGCACAGCAGCTATATCATTACCAACAACTTCTTCTACAGTATAATCTCCGCCTTTAACAATTAAATCAGGCTTTACTTTCTTAATTAATTCATAAGGAGTATCTTCAGCAAATGCTAATACTTCGTCAACCCAAGGCAAAGATTCAAGTTGTGCCATGCGTGTCTGTACGTCATTAATTGGACGTAATTCACCTTTTAGTCGTTGAACACTTGCATCTGTGTTAACACCTACTATCAACTTATTACCTAAGCTACGAGCCTCTCTTAGTAGATCTAAATGTCCTTTGTGTAAGATATCAAACACACCATTTGTAAACACTAGGCCTTTGTTTAAATCCTCATGTGTAATTACATGAACACCTCTATGTTCTACACTCCTTGCAGCAGCATAACACGCTTTACTAGCAGCTTCGAATACATCTACACCTTTTTCTATATAATATGCTAGAACAGCAAGAACAGTATCTCCTGCACCAGTAACATCTGATACTTCTTTTGCAGGTTCTTTATACTTTGCAATTCTACCATCAGTATTCATTACTGTCATGCCATTTGCACCGTCAGTAACTACTAACCAAGTCCAGTTATACTTTTTCATCTTTAGTAATGCTGTTTCTTTTTTAAACTTGCCAAACCATTGAGTATATTCTTTCATATTAGGTTTAACAAGATATGCATTTTGATAGTATTCAGGATCTTGTTTTGGGTCAACTAGCACTTTACATACTTTTGCAATGTCTGGTACGGTAAATTTTGAAACAGTGCCTTTATTATAGTCGCTTACACAAACAATATCTTTTGTAGTAATATCTGCAACTAATCTGTTAAATGCTTCTGTGCCTGTATAAGGTTCTTCTCTATCCCATCTAACAATATGTTGACCGCCTTGACCAACTAATCTATTTTTAGTAGTGGTAATTTTACTATCTAATGTTGCAGAAAAATTTATCTTTTGATATTCTTTAAAGCATTCAATTAATCTATACCCTTCTCGATCTGGTGCAATTGATCCGTATATATTAATTTCACCGTTCAAACTTGCAATATTTAATGCAAGATTTCCTGCGCCACCAGGTGCCCATTTTTGTTCTTTTTCTTGTAATACTGGGACAGGTGCTTCTGGACTTACACGGTTTGCATCACCGATGATCCATCTGTCCAACATAATATCGCCATAAACTCTAATCATGATTTATTATACTACACCTTTCTTTATTAGTCAAGAAGATTAATAGTTTTGAATACTGTTTCTAATTTATTAAGATTAATTTTGCTTTGGAGAGTGTTACGCAATCCATGATGCAAAGGTTTAGGCCATTTTGTAAAACTACACCATGCATAACCGTCGTGTTCTTCATTTAGTTTAGGAATGAATTCTTCTTCAACAATACAAAGGTATGTATGAAAGTAAAATTTTGTATCTGCACTTATAAAACTTTCAAGAGGAAGAGTCTTTTTTATATCAGGAAGAAATCCAATTTCTTCCTTTATTTCTCTTTGCAAACCTTCCCAAGGCGTTTCGCCTTCTTCATTACCACCACCTACAAGTCCCCACATTTCACTTTTTCTTCCTCCTACTCTGTGTAAGAAAAGAAAACGATTTGTAGTTTTTGTATAAAAGAGAGCACCGCTGCAAATAATCTTGTCCATACTAATAATTAGCCGGCAAGTTCTATTCTCCATGTGCCAACTGGATAATCTCCATCGACAGCCTTGAGCCAATCTCCATTGTCATATCTATATTGCACACCAGTGTTAAGATTAGTAGTATATGTAGTAGAAGTTGCAGCTGATGCATCAAATACAATATTCCAAGTATCGCCATCCCATTCAATTATATCATTTGCACTAGCAACAAGTCCTGTGCCATCATTATTTTGCCATGCTTCTGCAAATTCTTCAGCATCTTCTGATCCTATATCTTCTAGAATTAATAGTCTAAGACCTGATGTAAGCAATGATAAAGGATTAAATGTGGCAGGATTTATAATATAATCTATACTAGTTCTACCTTCTATTATTGTGTCACTTGGAAATGTATCTTCATCAAAATCAATTTGTATTTGTGCGCTATCCAATGGATTAATTGCAAATGTTCCTGTAACTGTAATATCAGTATCTGTATTTGTTAAGAACAATCTACTCACACCTGCACCGTATTGTCCCGGCAACGCTTCGAATATTTCTTCCCATGTTGTACCGCCTATTCGACCATTTGCGTACAATTGAGCTATATTATTTTCTAGGTAAATGCCATATGTATTATAATTAACATTGGCCATTTCGCCTGTCAATATAGTGCTTGCTTTTTGTCCAAATTCGTTAGTAGTTGATCCTGCTTGGGCAACATCATCAAATGCATTTAATTGAGGAACACTAACACCTTCTTCAATTGTGCCTCTATTTTCATCAAACATACTTGTAATGATATTTGTAACCACACCCATTTTCTTGACTTTCACAGGTGGACTTATGTAAATTGGCACACTAAATGTCAGTGTTGCAATGTCTATTTCGCTGTCAACACCAACAGGAATGCTTCTATTGCTCCATTGAATGTTTTCTAAATTTACAACAGTAATAGCAGTCCAATCTACAAAATTGTCGCTTTTTTGCATTTCTAAACTAGGATTAAATAACACTAGTATTTGCTCTAATATTTGAAGTTTTTGATCTGTATTACTAGCCCAAATATCTGCGTTCAATCTCATTAGATACGGCGTTGGCATAAGACGTTCTACAGTATAATTCTTACCTTGATAATTTTCGTATTCGCCTGTGTCTTCGTTGTATGCACGTTCTCTAATATTAGATTTTTTCACAAAGGTAGCATCTAACAATCTGGATTTATCTAGTTCTAATCCTGTAATGTATACGCTTATTCTAGGAGCACTAGGTAATTTGTTTTCGCTGTTTTCTCTAATAATATTAGCAACCTGTCTTGTAAGATCACCATACATAACAGGAACATCTTTAACTTCACCCCGACCGTCTTTGACAGGAAAATTACTCAAAATTCTCATCATTTGAGTAGTATATCTTCTAATCTGTCCGTCATAAAAATGTAGCATTAATTATCTGCCTTTGGCTTCAGTGCCTTTGTTAAGCTCTGTCTTTCTTCAACTGTTTCACCGCCGATATCCGAGGATGAAGTGTTGTTAATAAATTGTGTCTTATACGTTTGACGTTCTAATGTATTACTTAGCTCCATACGTATATCGTCTTGGACTTTTGCCCAACGTGTACCGTCATATTTGAACATTCGATTTGGCAAGAAATCTGTCCTCAAAAAATAATCACCTTCTTGTTTATCTCTTGGAAATTCTATACCAAAACCAAAAGGTGCTCCATTAGGTGCATCACTGCCTGTACCTACAAGGTATCCTGTGTAGCCTGCTCTATCAGGTCTATCAGATACTTCGTCTGCATTAATATTAATATTACTTGCATCAATATCTGTTTCGTCTGCTGTTTTTAATGCTACTGTTCCGTCGTCATTTGTAGCAACTGTGTAATAGTGATCTATGTTAAATCCACTCTTAGGAGAATCAATTTCTGCTTGGGCTACAACAGCATTACTGATTTGCATTTCTTTTTCATATGTTGATAAGATATCTCTTAGTGTATCGTCACTACCTTCTTCTGCAGGTAAATCTAATATTTCTGCATATTCTTGACCATCGTAAATTTGCTTTAATTTCAACCTATACAAATGCGGATACCAAGTATGAGAAAATCCTTCTGCTGCACGATTTATATCTTCTATAACATAAAATCTCTTTAGTGCAACACTGTAATCATTTAGTGCGTATTCGTCTTTAAGATGAGGAAGTTCAATAACATCGCCTGAAATCGGTTTACGTCCTAGTGTTTTAACTATACTATTAATATGCACAGTTAAGAACAATGTATCATTACTCAGAAATAACCCAAATGCACTTAAATCAAAATCTATATCTTGAACATTATATATGCCTCTTGTTGTATAAACATCTGCGTCATACTTCCTATCTCTATTTTCCAAAAATAATAAATCCTGAATATTTGTTTCAGCAACTGAATCATATTCTGGTTGGGTAGAACTTCTATCGTCATCTGACGGATCTATAGCACCTAGGTATTTGTGAATGTTTACATCAGTTCCGCCAACAGTAAACATTTCAAGGACTTGTTTGTCTATGAAATGATAGTCATTGCCGCGTTCTGGTTTATATAATGATAGTCTTGGCATATACATATTTATCGTAACGAATAAATACAATACGGAGAACTTGTATGGCAGATTTAGCAACAAAGAAACAAGAAATATTTGATTACGTCAATGCATTTCTTGGCGGTGGAATGGTAGATGTGGAACTAGATCCTATCCACTACGAAACAGCACTTACAAAAGCATTAACTAGATTTAGACAAAGAAGTGATAATTCAGTTGAAGAGTCATATATGTTTTTAACTACTGTAATTGATCAAAACGATTACACATTGCCTAACGAAGTTATTGAAGTTAGGAAAATATTTAGACGTAGCGTTGGTTCAAGAACAGGCGGCGGCGATGGCGGCACTGTATTTGAACCCTTTAACCTAGCATACACAAATACATATTTGTTATCTAGTTCTCAGCTAGGTGGACTAGCAACATACGATTTATTTGCACAGCACCAAGAATTAGTAGGACGTATGTTTGGTTCATTTATTGAATTTAAATGGAATAGTACTACAAAGAAAATAACACTACTACAACGTCCGAGAGCAGAAGAGGATTTGCTTCTTTATTGTTATAATTACCGTCCAGATGAACAGTTACTAGACGATTATCTAGCAAAGCAGTGGATCAAAGATTATACACTAGCAAGTTGCAAATATATTCTAGGTGAAGCACGTTCTAAATTTGCTACTATTGCTGGTCCGCAAGGCGGAAGCACACTTAATGGTGATGCATTGAAAGCTGAAGCACAAGCTGAAATGGAAAAGTTAGAAGCTGAAGTAAGTACAGCCGTTCCGGGCGGAACAGGATATGGTTTCCTAATAGGTTAACGACCTTCGCGATCGTGTACATACAACTCAATCAAAGCATAATGTAACACCTTAAGCAAATCCTTGCGATTGTAGCCATCTTTCTTGCCATATCGCTGTGCATATTTCATTACGTTGCCAATACAAAACCCATCACCGTGCCCTGCATCAATAATAAACTCTGTTGCTTGGAACTTGTTTAGGCTGTAATGCTCACCATAGGTTGCATCTACATACGCCTGTAGTTCTTTAATAAGTTCGCCTTCGTTGTATTTGTAATCAATAGCCATTAGATGTCCTTAAGTTTTTCTTTATTATAACAATACAAGTTAATATTGTCAACCTAAAAATCAGGCCTAAGATCACCTTGTTTCCAACGCACACCTTCTTTTTGAAGTATTCTTTGACAATTTGCACAAACTGTTTTTAGATTAGTCGGACGACAATTATTCAAATCGCCGTCAATATGAAATACATTGAACTGTTCTAGATGCTTGCTCTTATGTCCGCACTTTTCACAAACATTCTTTTTTTCATATCCTCTTTGTTTCCATTTTGGTATGCCGTGTCCTAAACCGTTGCGTAAACAAGTTTCGCATAACTTTCTATAGTAAGTTTTGCCATTCTTCTTGTAATTAATAGCAGCAGGACGTTGTCCACATTTGCACAAAGGTCTCATATCGTATTTAGCTCACCTTTTCGGTCCCTTTTTCAAGGGTATTATCCCATAATTTTATTCTCAGAGTGCTAAATACAGTAGCAGATAACACTATCCTATAGGAGAAATAATATGGCATTAGTATCACCAGGTGTAGAGGTAAATGTAATTGACGAATCCTTTTACACCCCAGCAGCAGCAGGCACAGTTCCTGTAATCTTTGTTGCTTCTGCCAGCAATAAGACAAGTAGTTCAGGATCGGGCATTGCACCTGGTACAACGAAAGCTAATGCTGGTAAAGCATACTTAATCACTAGCCAGAGAGAGCTAGGAGAAACATTTGGAGATCCAATATTTAAATCTGATAACGCAGGAAACATGATCCATGGCGGCGAACAGAATGAATATGGACTACAAGCAGCATACTCAGTATTAGGCGTAACAAACCAAGCATACGTAGTTAGAGCAGACCTTGATCTATCAGAATTAGATCCTTCAGCAGATGCTCCAAACGGTGCTCCTGCAAATGGCGCATACTGGTTTGACACACAAATTACAAGTTTCGGTATTCTTGAATGGAATTCAGCAGCAATTTCAACAACAGGCGGACAATCATTTACAGCACAAACTAGACGTGTAATTACAGAAACTTCAGACATTGATTCTGTTACAGATGCACCAAAAACTGCAATTGGCCAAATCGGCGATTATGCAGTTGACGCAACTACAACAATGAATCGTCTATGGTACAAAACACCAGGAACTAACACTCTTGCAGGTTCACCAGGAACTTGGGTAGAAGTAGGTTCAGATGCATGGAAAGCGAGCTGGTATGCAGTAAGAGGTTCTAATTCAAACCCAACAATTACACCAGGTGATAGCATTATCATTAACGGCACTACAGTTGTAGCAACAGGCGCTACTGTAGCAAGTTTAGCAGGTGAAATTAATGATGCAGGCATCACAGGCGTAGCAGCAGCAAGCGTAGATGGTGCATTAGAAATTTATGGAACTAGCGATGCAACAGACGGCTCTAGCACAGGTGTTGTTAAAATCCAAGGTGGCAGCGGAACACTAACAGGTTCAAGCGGTACACCATCAGACGCCGGCGTACTAGGTATTGTTGAAAAAACATATAGTGTTCCTAGACTAGTTATCCAAGCTCACACAAGTGTTCCTGCATTTAAAGATACTGATACAAGCCCTGCACCAACAGGCAGCATTTGGATTAAGACAACTAAACCAAATGGTGGAGCAGATTTTGCAGTCAAGCAATACAACAGCGATACTCAACTTTGGGGGTCTGTAAATGCTCCTGTTTATACAACAGCAGAAGGTGCAATTTATGACCTAGACAAAACAGGCGGCACAAAATTAGTAGCTGGCGATATTTTTGTTAAGGCAAATGTTGAAGAAGAAGATCCGCTAATTGCAGATTTCAAATTGTATGTACGTAATGGCACAGGTGCTACTTCAGCAAAAAGTGATAAAATTACAACACAGCTAACAGCAGGCACATATACATTTGATATGCAAGAAACTAAGGCTAACAGTAATGCACTTACAACAGCAAAAACAGTTACAGTAGTTACTGTAGGTGCAAGTGCAGATGCAGATACAGTAGCAAGTGAAATAAATGCAACTGGATTTACAAACATTGTAGCTTATGTAGATAGCACAAACAAAGTTGTAATTGAGCATAAATTAGGCGGTGAAATCCGCATTGACGATGCAGACGGATTAATTGCACTTGCAGGTTTTGATGCATACAACTACACAACAGAAGAAGGCACAGCTAACTTCTATGATGCACCGGACGGTGACACTGCAAATGATTATGTAATAAGTCTTTGGAAAGAACTAGATTACACAGCTTCAGACGATGCACCATCAAGTCTAACAGAAGATGGAAAGATTTGGTATAGTTCTGTAGTTGACGAAGTTGACATTCTAATCCACAACGGTAATGACTTTGTAGGATACCACAACTACAGTTCAGATTATGCAGATTGCGATCCAGAAGGTCCTATTGTTAGTGCAACTGAGCCAGATGAGCAATCAGATGGTACTGCACTAGTAGATGGTGATATTTGGATTGACACTGGTGATATCGAAAATTATCCAGGCATCTATGTTTACAATTCAACACTAGAAAGTTGGGTAGAACGAGATGCAACTGACCAAACTACAGAAAATGGTGTATTGTTTGCAGATGCACGTTGGAGTGACGCAGGATCAAACAGCAAAGAAGCAACTATTGTTGATTTGCTAACAAGCGATTACTTAGATCCAGATGCTCCAGATCCTGCACTATATCCAAAGGGTATGTTGTTATGGAATATGCGTAGAAGCGGATTTAATGTAAAAGAATTCCGCCGCAACTATATTGACAAAACAGACGATAACGAACGTGGGTCGGATGATGGCAATTCAATGGCAAACTACTATCCACACCGTTGGGTAACAGCGTCAGGCAATAACGAAGACGGATCAGGCACATTTGGTCGTCATGCAGTACGCAAAACAGTTGTACAAGCTCTACAATCTGAGGTAAACAGCAATACTGATATACGTGACGAAGAAAGTCGTACGTTTAACTTAATTGCTTGCCCAGGCTATCCTGAGCTAATCGGCGAAATGATCAGTCTAAACTATGACAGACGCTTAACAGCATTTGTTGTAGGTGATACACCATTCCGTTTAACACCAGATGCAACTTCATTAAATGAATGGGCAACTAACGTTGCAGGTGCAGTTGAAGACAACGATAACGGTGCAGTAAGCCGTGATGAATATTTAGGTATGTACTATCCAGCAGGATTTACAAGTGATAACCTAGGTAACAATGTTGTTGTTCCAGCTTCACACATGGCACTACGCACATTGATCTTAAATGACCAAGTTGCTTATCCATGGTTTGCACCAGCAGGTACAAGACGTGGCGGTGTTACAAATGCAACATCAACAGGTTATGTTACAAGCGAAGGTGAATTCCAGACTGTTTCACTTAATACTGGACAGCGCGATACACTATATTCAAACAACATCAATCCAATTACATTTATTAATGGAGCTGGGCTAGTTGTGTTTGGACAGAAAACTCGTGCAAGAAATGCAAGTGCGCTAGATAGAATCAACGTAGCTAGATTAACTGTTTACTTACGTGGACAATTAGAGTTGTTAGCAAGACCATACTTGTTTGAACCAAACGATAAGATCACACGTGATCAGGTTAAAGCAGCAGCGGATGCATTGTTGTTAGAACTTGTTGGTCTAAGAGCAATTTATGACTATCTAACAGTATGTGATGAGTCAAATAATACTCCAGCAAGGATTGATAGAAATGAACTATACTTAGACATTGCTATTGAACCAGTCAAAGCTATTGAGTTTATTTACATACCATTGCGTATTAAGAACACAGGAGAAATTGCAGCATTAGGTTAAATGCGTATATAATGGACGGGGCTTATACCCCGTCCAAATATGCATAAATACTACTGTAATAGGAGATTATAATGGCAATTACAACATTAGATAATATTAGTGTACCAACCGGTGGTGCTAACACAAACAGTGCAATATTGATGCCTAAGCTACAATATCGCTTCCGTGTGTTATTCACTGGTTTCGGTGGCGGAGTTAGTGTCAATGGTACAAGAGACCTAACACAAAACGTAATCGACGTAAGTCGTCCAAACTTACAATTTGAACAAATGACTATAGATGCTTACAATTCAAGAACATATCTTGCAGGTAAGCACACATGGGACCCTATCACAATCAATCTACGTGATGATGCAAACAACAACGTACAAAAGATTGTAGGCGGACAACTGCAAAGACAGTTTGATTTCTTTGAACAGTCAAGTGCAGTAAGTTCAGGAACATATAAATTTACAACAAAGATTGAAATCTTAGATGGTGGTAATGGTGGCTACAATGCAAACGTACTAGACGCATATGAACTAGTAGGTTGCTACATTGAAAATGCAAACTATAATTCACTTAACTATGCAACAAACGAGCCTGTAACTGTTGCATTAAGTATTCGCTATGATAATGCTGTACAGTACGGCGCAGGCGGCGCTGGATCACCAGAAGGTGTTGGTATAGCAACAGCAAGAAATACACAAGGCAGCACAGGCGGCGAGATAGTATCAGGCCAAGGCGCTTAATACTACTTGAGATTGCCATTATTGGACGGGAGTTTCTTTTTGAGACTCCCGTTTTTTATGGATAAATATTAGTATGGCAGTAGTTCAATCACAATACACAAATGCAAACAGTCAGGTACATCTTCGTGATTATCGTCATGCAAGAAATTTGTACTACGAATATGGTATGGCGTTTGCTCCGAAAACAAAATACCTCTATCATTGCCTTTTTGAACCTAGTCCGGAAATTGGTAATAGTGCAACAAAAAATGCGTTCGCCTTTCAAAAACATATCGGTGTACTAGTAAAGACTGCTGATTTACCTAGCTTTAGAATAGAAGTAGATAATAAGAAACAATATAATCGTATCAAACAATTTCAAACACGTATAGATTATAACGATATTAACATTACATTCCACGACGACAATTTAGGCGTAACACGGGCATTAATGGAAGAATATTACAAATACTACTTTGTAGATGGTAACCATAATGTTCAGAAAAATGCACTTGTATCTGGTCCATACGCAAGCAGAGATGCTTATAGTGAAACAGTTCCAAAATACGGTTTAAATAATAACACTACTGGACCATTCTTTAGTAGTATAACATTGTATCAATTATCGAGACAAGAGTTTTTTGCATATACACTTGTAAATCCTCTTGTTACACAATGGAATCACGGCAGTGTTGATGCAAGTGATGCAAGTTCGTTTAATGAAAATACAATTAGTATTGCATATGAATCTGTAATATACTCAAATGGTGAAATAGGCGACGACAGTCAGCCTGTAGCATTTGCAGATCCAGAAACGGGTTATGATCAAACACCAAGTATACTTAGTGAACCTTCAAAAGGAATAAGTGCAGGACCTAAACTATTAGAACCTGTAGAACCTACAGGTTTTCCACAAGCTAGTAATACTAGTATTCAAAATCAAACAAGAACGACACAAACATTTACTGAAAATCCTCAATTTAATACACAAGGAAATCCGATCACTGTACCAAAAACTGATACACAAAATGTAAGTGCACCAGTAACAAATAACGAACCTGCAACAAATAAGTCGTATGATGGCTCACAAATTTCAGCATCTTTACAAAGACCATTTGGCAGAGGACCGTTATCAGGACAGGACAGATTACGTGCAAGAGAAAGTTTTGCAGCAAAAGCAATTAACTCAGGTGCAGTTGATGGTGTATCAAGTTATGCCGACTTTAAGAAAAATTATTCAGCTGCTGAAAGAAATCAAATTATAGATGATTTAGCTGGACAGGCTGCTGCGGGAGATCAAAAACTTGCAGGAGCAGCAAGTGAATCAATAGGAAAATATGCATAATGGCAAATAGCGGTTTAGATAGAAGCATTGCAGAAGAAGATACTCTGCTATATTTCAATAACTTTTATAACAACGGAAACACAATATCGTACACGCAAAATGAAGTTGATGCGGTAGTAGGATATTTTCTCAAAAGAGGTTTTGAAAAAGTAGCAGCAATCAACACCGGTGCAGTTCTATTAGAGCAAGCAAAACGTGATAGTGTGCCTGTATTTAAATTATTAGATACCTTGAAAGGTATCACCGAGGTACAACTTAGTAATATTGTAGCACAAATTATAAACAATAATCGCAGAAAGACAAGTTCAATAGGATACAAACAACAGAGTGAAAACCAATTGTTTGATCAAAGGAACATAATAGTTTGATATGGGTCGTTTTGCAGCAGGAAAATTTACTCTCAAAAATCCTGACAAATATGTAGGTAACAAGACTCCTACTTATAGAAGCGGCTGGGAATTTCATTTTATGAAATTCTGTGATGAACATCCTGCTATTGCGCAATGGGCAAGTGAAGCAGTTAGAATCCCTTATAGACATCCATTTACCGGAAAACATACTGTGTATGTGCCTGATTTCTTTATTGTATATAACGATAAGTCAGGAAAACAACGTGTAGAGCTTATCGAAGTCAAGCCAAAAAATCAGACACTAAAAGAAAAAACTGGTCGTTCAAAAGCAAATCAAGCCCATTGGGTAGTAAACCAAGCTAAATGGGAAAGTGCAAGAGCATGGTGTAAACAAAAAGGTATTATATTCCGTATAGTAACAGAGGACGACATATTTCATAATGGACGTAAACGATAAATAATAGTAGCACTTAATGGAATAAACAATGACAAAAAAACTAGAAGACTTGCTAAATTTACCTGATTCTAAAGAAATAATAGAGCAGGCGGAAGAACAAGAACAAGAACAAAAGCAATATGAAATCGAGCAAGCAGAAACTTTCAGAGACATGGAAGAGTTTGATAAAATTACTGCTGCACTGCCACAAGTCAAAGGTCTTGGAGAAATGGCAGATAAAGAACTTAATGAAGTTGCAGATAAAGCAATGAGTGCTTATGAGGATTTAATGGATCTAGGCATGAATGTTGAGAGCCGTTATAGTGGTAGAGTTTTTGAAGTAGCAGGCGGCATGTTGAAAACTAGTTTAGATGCTAAAGTAGCAAAACTAGACAAAAAACTCAAAATGGTAGAACTACAACTCAAGAAAGAAAAGCAAGACAAAGACACACCTAAAGGCGATGGCGATATCATCAATGGCGAAGGCTATGTAGTTACAGATAGGAACAGTCTGTTAGAGCGTCTAAAAGGGCTAGATAAAGATAAATAATATATATGACAGGGAATAACAAATGAAATCATTTGCGCAAATACTAACAGAATCTAAAAAAACTTACGAGTTTAAGATCGGTGTCGCTGGAGAACTGCCAGAAGGCTTCCAGGATCACATGGAAACTGCACTGCAAAAGTTTAAATTACTTAACAGTTCTACAGGCAAGAAAACACCTATTCAAGAACGTCCGTTAGATTTCCCTCAATTACAAAATATGGAAGTTACATACTACGAAGTTGAAACAGAATATCCAACAACTACACAAATACTGCAAGAGTATTTGGGACAGTGCTGTGGCATTCCACAGAGTCATATTATTGTTCGTAATCCTAACGAACCACAAGAAGAATATCAAGAAGCAAAAACAGACGAAGTATATGAACCAATGCTTACTCAAGAAGACATGGGCGGCGAAAGTGGCCAAGAGCATGTAGCAGGTGAGCGTGTTATGGGTCTATTAGCAGAACTTGAAAAAGCACGTAAAGAAGGTGCAGTTCCAGATGGAGCGGATGCAGCACCTGACGGCGAAACAGTAAAAATGCAGGACGATACAGAAAACACCAAAGCGGTGCTAGGGAGTTAAAAATGTCAGATATTAAAAAACTAATGGAATCATTGGATGCAATCAACGAGTGTCCGCCAGAAATGGGCGAAGGAGGCATGCCACCAATGGGTTCACTTCCAGCGCCAATGGACAAAGGTAATCCAGTAACAATGAACGTGAGCTTAAATGCAAGCGGCAAAGAGCATGTTGAAGATCTTATCAACATGATGAAAAATGCAGGCATGAATGATGCAAAAGAAGTAGGTCCAGATATGATGCCAATGCGCATGGATATGGAAAGACTACGTGATATTGTAGATGAGCCAAAAGAAGATGTAGAAGTAGATGAAGGCGGAATGAAAGATCAGCTTATCCAAGCAATGGAAAAGATTGCAGCTGACGGAGAGCTACTACACAAAGCACTAAGAGGTGCAATGGGCCCAGACGTACAAAATTATCTACAAGATATGTACGATGATGTAGCACGTGAAAATGGACTACATCCAGATGACGATCATGATGACATTGAAGAAAAAATGTTAGATCAGATCGAAGCAGACTATGGCATGCAAGAATGGGCCAACTCACCAGAAGGTGTAGAAGGCGATGAAGACTATCGTGATCAAGACTATATGACAAACATGATGGGCGATGATTTACACAAGAAAAAGAAAGCATACAAAGCAGCACAAGATGGCGACAATGCTATGGCAGTTGAGTCAATCAAAGCACAGCTTCTAAAAGCACTTGCAGAAAAGAAAGCTAAGCCAGACTACTTAGATATGGACAAAGATGGCGACAAAAAAGAGCCAATGAAGAAAGCTATCAAAGACAAAGAGTCAAAAAAAAGAATGAAGCAGTAGAAGGCGTATGCGAAGATTGTGGTAATCCAAGTTGGAAGTCATTACCAGAAGAAAAGCAAAAAGGTGTTGATGGCAAAGTATGCTGGAAAGGATACAAGCGTATGGGCACTAAGAAAAAAGGCGGCAAAACTGTAGACAACTGCGTAAAAATGTAAACTACGGTGGGGTTACACCAAATAGAGCCTACGGGCTCTATTTTTTTGAGTAAATACTGTATGAGTAAAAGTTTAGACGGCGTACTTACTAAAAAAGCCAATACTAAAGAAACATATACAGAAGAACAAATTCAGGATCTAATGCAGTGTATGGATCCTGACAAAGGCTATCTGTACTTTGCAAGCAAGTTTGCATATATCCAACATCCAGTAAAAGGTAAACTACTATTCGAACCTTACAAATATCAGTTAGGGTTAATGGATACATACCACAACTATCGGTTTAACATTAACATGATGCCACGTCAAACTGGCAAAACAACCTGTGCTGCTATCTATCTTGCATGGTATGCAATGTTTAATCCAGATCAAACTATTCTTATTGCTGCACACAAATATACAGGTGCGCAAGAGATTATGGCACGTATCCGTTATGTATATGAAACTTGTCCTGATCACATTAGAGCGGGTGTTACTTCATATAACAAAGGTAGCATAGAGTTTGAGAATGGTAGTAGGATTGTAAGTCAAACAACAACAGGCAACACAGGACGTGGTATGTCTATTTCGCTACTATACTGTGACGAGTTTGCATTTGTGCAACCTAACATTGCCGAAGAGTTTTGGACTTCAATATCACCTACATTGGCAACAGGTGGTCGTGCTATTATTACTAGTACACCTAACTCAGATGAGGATACATTTGCTACTATTTGGAAACAAGCAGAACAACGTTTTGACGATCACGGCAACGAAAGTGAACTAGGTATAAACGGTTTTCGATCATTTATGGCACACTGGAACGAACATCCAGATAGAGACGAAGAGTGGAAAACAGCAGAAATTGGTCGTATTGGTGAAGAAAAGTTTAGACGTGAATATGGTTGTGAGTTCTTAGTATTTGACGAAACACTTATTAATAGTATCAAACTTGCAGCAATGGAAGGTGTGTCTCCTATTCTAAATATGGGACAAACACGCTGGTATAAAAAGCCAACATCAGAATATACCTACGCTATTGCACTTGATCCTAGCATGGGTACAGGCGGCGATTATGCAGCAATACAAGTTATCGAACTACCTACATACGAACAGGTAGCAGAATGGCAACACAATCAAACTGCTATACCTGGTCAAATACGTGTGCTTGCAGACATTTGTACATATATTGCAAATGAAACTAACAATCCCAATGGAGTATATTGGAGTGTAGAAAATAATGGCATCGGAGAAGCAGCACTAATCGTTATAAACGATTTCGGGGAAGAGAATATACCGGGACTTTTTGTCTCTGAACCTATTCGAAGAGGACATGTGCGCAAGTTCCGCAAAGGATTTAACACTACACATAGCACTAAGATTACAGCATGTAGCCGTCTAAAGACAATGGTTGAAAATGATAAAATGCTAATACGTTCTAAACCTTTGTTAACAGAACTCAAAGGATTTATTGCAACAGCAAGCAGTTATCAAGCGAAACCTGGCATGACAGATGATTTAGTAAGTGCAACATTATTAGCAATAAGAATGATGGATGTTCTTAAGGATTGGGATCCTAGAGTATATAACTCATTTAATCAAGCTGAAGATCTTGACGATTACGAGATGCCTATGCCCATCTTCGTTAGCAGCAACTATTGATAAATACAGTATGAGAGAATTTAGTAAAATAGGCGAAGAGTTATTTAATAAGTTACGCGGAAGATTTCCAAGTGTAACTATTGGTGATGCTGAAGGTAACGTAACTAACGAACCTATTGCAGCAAGATACTTTGACTTTGATTATAAAGGCTTAGGTAAAGTTAGTGTAAACCTAGATGAAGATGAAGGACTTACTGTTATCTTTTCTAAAGACTTTGCAGAAGGCACTTCAGATGTAATCAAAAAAGGATGGCACGACTTTTTGAAAGAACTGCGTGTTTTTGGAAAAAAGCGTATGCTAGATTTCAGTGTTCGTGATATTACTAAATCAAACTTAGATAAAAGAGATTATAAATTTTTAGCAACAAATCGCTCTGGGGACGATAAAATGACAGAATCAAAACTATATGGAACAAGCCGCGTTAGTTATCAAAACGTAGGCGAAGCACGTATTATGATCAAGCACACAGAAAGTGTAAATCAAGAAAGTGCAACAGGACGTACACAAAAGATTGGTAAGATCTATATTGAATCACCAGAAGGTGAGCGTTTCAAATATCCATACAAGCATCTCAGCGGTGCAAGAGCAATGGCACGCCATGTAGCAGAAGGCGGAAACGCATACGATGACTTTGGCAAGCATATTGTAGGTCTTTCAGAAGAAATGGCAAAACTTCGCAAATTCAAAACATATATGGGACGTTCAGCAGTAATGGCAGAAAGCCTAGCAGGATATGTAGATATTGTTAAAGAGCGTATTACAACAGTTAAAAAGACTATTGAGAATTTACAAAAGCCAGCATATTACAAAGAAACATTTGAAGCATTTAATCCCCCAGTACTAGAAGATGTTCCAAGTGATGTTGCTGAAAACTGGATTGACCAACTTACTATCCGCCAGTTTAACGAAGAACTAAAAGATGTATTCCCTTATATCTACAAGTTAGTAAGTGAAGCATCTAAAGCGGTGGAACTAGGTCCGGAAGATTTACTAGGCGAAAACTCATCTAATACCGAAGACTTGAAACACATGAAAGATCTTGTTAAAGGTATTGCTAAGAATCCATTCAAAGGTGATAAAGTTGCTAAAAAGATCAACAAAAAATACGGTAAAGATCTAGCAGGAAAAGACATCAAAGAAGAAGAAAAAACATGTCCTGCTTGCGCTGGCACAGGAACACAAACGGCAAGCCAAGAGGCTTGCCCAGACTGTGCAGGTAAAGGACGTATTGAACGACCAACAAACGAAGCACAAATGGACGCAGATGCAATTATGTCTTGGTACAACAAATATGAAGATGAACAATCTTGGGACTCTTACGGACTAGTTGATGGTTTCTTTAAGTATTTCTTAGATAGCGGCATTCCTACAGATGCTATGGAAAGAAGCGAAGTCCAAGCACTAATCAAAAAATTTGGTGAAGAAGAAGTTATGGAAGATCCTTTAGGTGCAATGGAAAAAGCACCTAAACTTGCTCCCATTACTACAGCAATGTTTGATGAATTTAAAAAAATTGCAGGACCAGACTTTGGGGAAGAGGAAGTTGCCCAAGCAAGCAGAATGCTTGATAATGTTAACGAATCAGGCTTACAGTATTACACAGGTGTTAAAAAGCACGGCAAAGAATATATGAAGAAAGCCGCGCAAGCAGGTCGTGAAGGCGCAAGCCAAGAAGAATTAGGACGTCTTAAAGACAAATACAGCAAAGCCGCAAAGAACAAAAAGACTCCAGAAGAACTTGAACTAGAGTCTATGTTCGATGAAACAATGG